CAAAGGGCAATCTGACCGGTTTGCATAACGGTCGTCGGATCAACCGGAGATCCGCCACCACCGCCTGAAGATGCGCCGACGACCAAAAGATTATCGCCGACAAATAGTGTAACGCCATTCTTATCGGTGAGACGAAGTTTGATCGTGCCGTCAGCGACGAAGAATTGTGGGAGCCGTGCGGTACTATCAGCAACCAATGGATATGGGTTAAGTATCGTCAGACCCGAATCTTGATAACTGTTTTGCGGAGCGTTCGTCGTGCCCGCTTGAACACAGAACAGCCTACATCCAACAGCTGGTTTGCCAAACTGATCGAACTGTGGCGTGAGCGAGAAGCCAGGGATTGTGCCTGCCATTAACAGGCCCCCAACGCAAAAAGCCCCGCCAAAGCGAGGGAGAGACGTTTTAACATTTTGAATTGCCTCATAGAAAAAGGCGGCCCCGAAGAACCGCCTTTGTTTAACCTTGCTTTAGTGTGCCGTGCCGCGATATGTCACGGCTGGCCAGCCAGGGTCACTTCCAATCGGTTCGCTAAAAAAACAGGTCAGATTGATGTCTGAAGAAGAAATGAAGCTAGAGACGCGTCTTTTGGCAATTGAACATGTGCTTCATAATCTTCTCTCTAATTTTTATTTAATAGGTAATTTCAGCCGCGCTCAGATCGAGGACGGTCATGCCGCAACAGCCGCAAGTTTATCAGGGGAGACATTGCCCGGCGCAGACCCCGTACAAGCCGATATGTGGCTGGCTGAAATTCGTGACGCCGTGACAGAACTTCAATCTTACGCTTTACAGAATTGGGCAGAGAAGCGCAGGAAAGCAGGACTTCCGGACTGATGTTCATAGCGTGTACCTCTGGTAAGCAGTTTAGATTTTCGGATCAGTGAATGACCGTCAGCTTAAAAGTAGCGATAATCATCTGGCTAGTATTCTGCTGGCTATTAATCGACTACCCTTACGGCTTACTGTTGTTCATCATCAGCGTGACTATGCACAGGTCCCTGCAACGATCTCAGGAAGTCGGCCGGAGAGACATTCTTAACACCGAGGGTGTTGATCAAGTTTCTTGCAGCTAAGGTATAGGCTGCAACTTTTGAAGCTGAAGGTGCTACCGCAACCATCTGCTGGGCCTTGGCTAGTTTCGCGATAGAAGCCGCGCTCGCCGGCTTAGCAAGAGCTGAAGCTAATACTCTGCCGCCTAAAACTGTTGTTAGCGTTATCAAGGGCGTGGCAACCAGGCCCGCGCCGAGCCCAGCCCAGAGACTGTTTCTTGCTGTGCCGCTCGGATTAGCAAACTTTTGCAGCTCCTTAAACCGGCTCGAAACCTTGGCGATATCATCCAAGTGCTTGGCGAGATCGGATTTGTCTGTAGACCGGAAAAGGATTTGTTTTCCCGCGTCAGATAATTTTCCATAGGCGGTAACGAACCGCTGCGGGCTGAAATTACCTTCAACATCTCTGCCGAGCCGGCTCACGACGGTCGACGCCATCTCATTCCAATCGTCAGAACCGATCGCCTTACGCGCCTGGGCCAGCTTTGAAATATCAGCTCGCGATGTGCTACCCGCCATTGCCTCGATACGGCCAAACACAGTTTCAGCCGGAGCATTGCCATCAGCGCCTATAATCTTGGCAAGCGATTCCCGCCTTTCGCTTACAAGACCGTAGTATTTATTAGCGCGATTGAATGCTGCGGAAGCCTCTGGCCCCCCAGCCGTGGCCACCGAAGATTCTAAGTCTTTTGAAAGGGCTCCATAAATCTGCTTCAGCTCAGACCCCGAAACACCTTCAGGCAAAATGCCGCCTTTAAGCATTTCGCCTACGTTGGTTCGGAGGGTTTTTACACCTTCATACGTCAGGCCATCAGCTCGTTGCACAGCCTTCAAAACCGCATCTGTAGCCTTACCAGAAGACAGCCCAGCGGCATCACGCTTGTATGCAATCTCGGCCACCGTACTTCTTGTAGCTTCTAGCGGTGTCTTTACATTGGGATCAACAAGGCCATCTACTTTATCGTAGAGTTTTTTAGAAGTGTCAGCGCTCTTACCTTGTATCCAATCTTTGATCCCCGATCGCGCAGTATCGCCCGCATTGGAAGGCACAGAACTGCCACCATAGCTCTGAGCCACCTCGTCGGCCTTTGTACCAATCTGCTCTATTGCTTGCTCGGAGGCCTTAACTAACGGCGTCCCTGATACAGGGATATTGGATGTGCCGACGCCGGCCTGCTGCACGACCATATTATCGGACGTGACCGCGCGCGGTATTTGCACAGGCGCGCCAGTTTGCGACAAACGATCTGCTGCCGCGGCGACTTCTTGTCCCGGCGCTAATGTCTTTGTCGGAGCGACCGCGGGAGTTGGCGTCTTCCCCGTTAGACCAATACCCGGCGTTGCTAACTGGGCTGCAAACTCAGTGTATTCACGGGGTATGCCCGTCACATCCTCAATTGGCTGGCCAACTACTGATCGATAGGCCGCATTGATCGGGGACGCTACATAACCGAGAGTTCCGAGCGCAACATTACCCGCGCCCTTCGCAGTCTCCAAAACACCATTCCCAGCCGTAAGCTGGTCGACGCCGTGAGAAACCTGCTCTCGCGCCTCCCTATTCATGCGCTGGTAGGTTTCAGGGTAACTTGTGATCGGATTAATAGCCTGCTCTACAGGCGAAAGCTTTTGACGCTCTGAAAGACCGTGATCAGCCGGCTCCGCATCCGACTTCGGAATGAGATCATCGAATGAAAGCGCAGCCTTATTAGATTGCGGTATCAAATCAGAAAATGAGATTTCAGGCATCAGAGACCACTCGGATCAACGCCGTTTTGCTGAAGACGCTCAAGAACCTTTTCACGCGAAGCGCCCTTAGCAAGGGCGTCACGAGCTGCCGCGTAAATCGCATCGCCCGAAGTACCCTGACTAGCACGGGGCTTGTTTGCATTTATCAGCTCAGCCGGGGGCCTGTATTGAGGACCAGCCTCTCTTGCCATGCCCTGCATCGCAATAACGCGATTTTGTCGCTTCTGATCAATGACGGCTTTGGAGTCTCCAGATTGAGGGAAGTATTGGCGCTGCGCATTATCAAACTCGCTTTGAGAAATTGAAGCACCCGACTCAACGCGAAGAATAGCATTCACAAAATTTCGTTGCGCCTGGACCACTTGCTGGCGTTCAGGCGTAGCAACCGCATTAAACAAAACGCTATCCCGAACCATAGGGATTGCTGAAGCCGCCCCACCGATAGCGCCAAAAAAGCCGCTATTAATATCCTTGTTCTTTTCGATGGTCTGATTTGCTGCGTTCATTCGGTCAACCATAGTGGCCGACTTACTTTGATCCTGGTTAAGCTTAGGCCCTGCCGCAAAAGGATTAGTTGGCGGTGCTCCAGCCGTTGTAAGACCTGGACCAGCAACCGGAGCTACCTCACCCGTTCTAGGATTGAATTTCACAAGACTGGTAGCGCCGCTCGCGTCTGTTACTTCCTTAAGGGTTAATTTGTCCTCATCCGCGCGGTCTGCGGACCGAGCACGCAACCCATAATCCTGACTCCAATGCTGATCACCAATCTTATCGCGCTCTAATTGCCGCGCATCCACCTGCGCCTGCCGCGCAGCTTCCTGCTGCCGCTGTTGCATTGTCATGCCGAGCTGAAGCAAAGTCGGATCGCCGGATCGGATGAGAGTTTGCGTATCCGCAGCACCGCCCTGCCCTAATTGAGACAGCGCCTGTTGACGTGCGGCGTCGGCCTGGGCTTTTCGGAGAGTTTCCCCTATGCCGGCCAGCGTGCCTGACACGTCCGGCGTAAACGCTTGCGTCGATGGCAGTTGGAGTTGGTTGATACCCATTAGCCGAACTTCCAGGGCGAGCCGTTAAAGAACATTCCGCCACCATTGCCCATGCCAGTAGCGCTCGTGGCAGCATTGCCAAACGCCGAACCAATTCCGCCTAATCCACCTCCCAAGGCCATCGACGCGACGCCAAGACCAGCGCCTAGCAAGTTCTTTGCACCCGCCGCCTCGCCTTGCGCTTGCAGCGTGTTGGCCCCGGCATTTCCGGAAGTGACATTGCCTTGTAGATTAACGCGGTTGTTGGCATCGGTTTGATAGAGGTTAGCGAGGTTCGTATCGACGCCCGCCATCGCTCCGGCCGCTGTCAAAGCCTTGTTGTCATAGCCGCCAATATTGTTGAGCCAGCCATTGTAAGTTTGATCTGCCAGGCCTGTGCCAAATTTTATGGCGTCTAAATCAGAGTTGCCGCTATCCAACATACCCGCCGCCGCGCGACGGCGATTAATTGCATCCAGCCCGGTATTTAATGTGAACTGATATCCGGGGCCCGTCTGAAATGCATCGGTAGCGCGCTTACCGCCGTCAGCACCATTTACCCCAAGCGCATCTGCATAGAGAGCAGACCCCTTATTATACAGAGCCGAAAGCGGGGCATACTCGCCTTTTGCCGTCGCTAGCGCATCCTTCGCTCCGGTGAACCCGGTATCGAGATAGCCCATGCCTTTCTGGCCGTAATCTTGGTACAGCGCCCTATTCTTGTCGGCGGCTTCACGCTCAGCGCCGCCACCGAATAGAGTTGAGAGAAAAGATGCCATGAGCCTTAGACCTCGTAGGTGCCGACTAAAACCAGCCCTACCCCGTCAGCAAAAACACTTGCATTGTGATAAAAAGCGACCGAACATTTCGTGTCGCCTGCAGCAATGCTTGCTCTAATGGAATAGCCGGTTAGATATATTTCACCGCCTGCAAGAAAAGAATCGCGCAACGCCGGACCGACCGGAAGCGTGATGTAAAGTGCGCCGCTTGAACCGCTGATGTTGGTGATTTCGACCTTCAGTTGAACGTCAACTGTCTTTCCCAGTCGTCGATATCTGCATGTAGCAGTGCCTATCGGGGGACCGCCGGCATCAGCCGTTAGCACTGGAATAAACGAGCTGTTCCATGCTCCTAGAAGCGTCGTGATCGTATTTTGTATAGTCGTGACTGTCGTTTGCAAAGTGACAAGCGTCTTCTGCAGAAAAGTAAACCACTGAAACCACAGCGGCGTTGTGAGCCGGCTACCATCTGCAATCGGTTCAATCTGACCTGGAAGCTGAGTATCTGCCATTATTGCAGCTTGTCCGCCTGCATATCAGCACCCATAAATCCCAACGGAACGTTGCTCGAACAATCAAAGCGGAACCGAACGCCCTGAGCGTCGGCGTGTCCCCACAAATGAGACCGAAGCCGGCCAGAAGTGATGGACTGTTGTCCTACTTTCAAAAGTCGCGGGCCTGACCATTTCTGACCGCCGTCCCTCGAAATCGAAACTTCAATATCCGGATCGGTTTGAACCGGATCAACGCCCGTTGCGATACCGACGCCTTTTGTTAGGTACAGTTCTATGGTGTTCACCACCAACGGAGACGGGAATGCACCAAATGGCCCTGTCTCGATCCTCATCCGAAGTGGCGTTCCGACCTCATCCTGAGTCATGGCGTCGATCTGCAGAATATTCCCGGTCAAAGTGTCCAAGCAAAGCCATTTCGAAAATGCCTTCACCGGATAGGCGGCACGCCAGTAAGCTTTGAGATAGCTTTCCCGCTCATGCCAGGTTTGTAGTCCGACGTCGTAGACCCAGCACCATGTCGGTGATTGCACAACGACATAAGAGTGTCCGCCCGCAATAAAGACCGAAAGGCGGATGGTGGTTTTGTCTGCCGTATTTTCAATCGCCCGATCAACATCAGGAGAAGAGATTTTAACTGTGCTATAACCATTCAGGGTGCTTACCCCAAAGTCGTCGCCCGCCAGAAATGTGCCGTTCCCCCAACCATCTTCATCACCGCAAATGGCATAGGGGCCGACGATCCCGCGAGGAATAGTCGCGATGTAGTTAAACGGATACGCCGTATCGTTTTGGCCGCCCCAAACTTCGATGCTCGAACTTCCCGCCAGAAGGATTTGACCGTTACCTAGCGGTATCGCCCGATAAAGCGTGTCCGGCTTACTTTCTGCGGTCGCAACGTCAGTGGTGGCAACTGACGTAGAATTGATCCCTGACGTTCTCGTCTTACCATCGCCATAAGTGAAAACAAAGAAGCCCTTGTGGAACACCACAGAATTAGGCTGCCCAACATCAGCGTCGGGATAGGCGACGATTGCGCCCGCTAAAATAATGAATGCACCATCACCAGGCGCCACGATGACCACGTTAGGAGTTGACGCATTATTTGCCGCCATGAACACGCCTGTCGTGCCCGGCAACGTACCCGTTAACGCGGTTGCGGCCCCTCCTGCGACAGTCGATGTATAAACTTTGGTCCCCACGACGGTGTACAACGTTGATCCAACCACTAACCGTCCGCGCGGTGTTGCGTTCTGCGTGGTACCGAACGATTTAAGGCCTGGCGCTCGCCAATAGACGTATTTTGCCCCTGCTGTATCGCTTAGCTGCTCAATGATCGTGTTGACGATACGACCGCCAGACGCGTTAACATGCCTACCTGGAGCAGATAGCAGAGGAAACGGAAGAGCCGTCACTAGAAGTCCTCGAAGTCCACTACATCCCCGTCGTTAGGGGCGATGGCGCTCAAAGTACGCAAGTCGGCTTCCGTTATCATTGGTTGGCAATCCGGTAGTTGCTCGTATGGCACGCCAAACCTGCCTGCCGCGGCCCACGCCAACCGCAAAGACAACGGGTCGAACATGTCGTCCGGGATTTCGTCGGGATCAGCCAGGTAGATCACCTGGCGTGCGTTCAGATTAGCGACAAGCGGATCAATCCGGTCGTCGATTGCCTGAGCGGTGACGGAATCTGCCGTCTCTCCCGCGACAAGCTTCTTCAGCCGCTCTAAAGCGGCATTGCCGAGATCGACCCGCGTCTTGGTCATTTACGCTCTTGCTCGGCGCGCGCGGCGTTAATTTTCGCCTGAAGCTTAGCTTTTTCGTTAGCCTCGTCGGCCTGCTCGTTCTTGATGGCGGCTAGTTCTGCGGCGTGCTCTTCCGCTCTGGCCTTGGCTTCGGCTCGAGCCCGATCTTTTACCGGCCGACTGTGGGCTCGCGGCGTTGAACGAGTAAAGCTTGCCTCGTTTGACCGTCGCATCTGATCGGCAGACTTAGGATCGGACGTGCCGTACTCTTCCATACGGTTGGCGATCACGTTTTCATCGAAGGTCAGATTGTCGTCTTCGTCCTCAACTATGTGATCGGCTGAAGAACGCTTTCGGCCTTCATCACCATAGCTTTCTTGACCTTTGATGCTAAAGTATGGGTTGCCCCAAATCTTCGCATAGAACTGCGGGTCAACTTCAATAGCCTCACCTGCCTTAAATCGCTTGCCGTAAGCCTCCACAGCACTGGGCTCTCCCAAGCCAGGGTGGTAGGTGACCATCAATGCCCCGCCCAACTTAGCGGGCGATGGAGTTCGGATCGATAGGTCATCTGACATTTCAATGGCTCCTTCATAAGAAGAAAGGGCCGCCAATTTCTCAGCGGCCCTAACTCATTAGTTGTTCGGGAACGGAATGCCGATATTCTCGCGCTTCACGGCAAACTCCAGAACGACTTCAGCCTTACCTGTAGTGGCCGCTGTTCCGGTCTGTGTGTACTTAACGTACACAACTTTGTCCGCCGCGAGCGGGATACCGGTCAGAGCGCCCGTGAGATTGCCCTTAAAGCCGGTCGCACCCGACAGCGTCGCCGCCGCCGTGGCAAAGCCATCGTCGTCGTCAACAGTGCCGACCACAAATACGTTTGTGGTGCCAGCGTTGAACGCCGTCTCGATGGTGACATGACAGTAAAGCGGGATTGCTCCCGCTTCCAACGCGCCAATCGGAATACCAGGGCTGGTTCCGATCGCCAGGTTGCCCGTGTCCGTCATGTTAAACGTGACGGTCCGGCGTACATACTGCATGCCGGTATCTTCCGGATGACGAACCGGATTACTCCAATAATTTCCCACTGCTAGTTCCTTCCTCTAAGCCGCGCGTGCGTATGAACCATAAAGCTCGGTCGCCACGCGCGAGTAAGCGGCTTGAGCATCTTCAATTGATGTGAAACTTCCGAGGTAGCGGCGCTTGCCGTCTTTGGTAATGGCTGCTTGCCATCTACCGCGAGCCGGCCAAATGCCCTTTATGCCCGTCGAATTATCCCGACGGGCATCCTTGTTCGAACAATTCTGAGATCGGGTTGCCGGCCTAAGATTTGCAATGCGATTGTCGTCGCGACGCCTATTTACATGGTCGATGTCATCAATCGGCCATTCGCCATGATGCACAAGCCATGCAATCCTGTGCTCCATAAATTGGACGCCAGAAACGCAAACCATACGATAACCAGTATGATGATCGTTACCAGCGCGCCAACCAACTTTAGCCTTACGACCTCTGTAAACTTTCCAAGTAAGAAAACCGGAATCGGGGTCATAAGACAAAAGTTCGCGAGCTCGAGAAGCAGATAGAAATTCTTCCCGGGCTCGCCGCATTGTAGACAATCTCATCATAACCCTTACAGATTAGATGCCGAGTAGAAGCCGGTGACAACACCACGCTGCTTGCCGTAAACAGTCGTGTCAGTGCCGCCGATGGTTGAGGAATAGGCAAGCTTCTT